ACGCTTAACAACAAAATCTTATAAGGACGAGAAAACCTCAGAGGGCAAAAACCAATGTAACACCCCTACAATGGATTCTGAACACATTGTGTTTAGGGTCAGAAATGAAATAGTGACTCTCAAACCCGAAGTGATATCCGACCAGTATGAATATAAATATCCTGCCATTACAGATAAGAAAAAACCCTCCATAACACTCGGGAGGGCTCCCGATCTGAGCATTGCCTACAGGTCGATTCTGTCAGGGTTCAATGCTGCTAAGTTGGATCCAGATGATGTGTGCTCCTATCTAGCAGCTGCTATGCCATTGTTCGAAGGGGTTTGCCCAGAGGATTGGATCAGTTACGGGATCATTATAGCAAGGAAGGGAGACAAGATTAACCCTAGTCACCTGGTAGATATAATGAGGACAGAAGTGGAAGGTAACTGGTCTCAATCTGGAGGCGCTGACGTGACTAGAAATCCCACCGTTGCTGAGCATGCCTCCCTGGTAGGTCTCCTCCTCTGCCTGTATAGATTGAGCAAAATAGTGGGCCAAAATACAGCCAACTACAAGACAAATGTTGCAGACAGGATGGAACAAATATTCGAAACAGCCCCTTTTGTCAAAATCATAGAGCACCACACACTGATGACAACTCACAAGATGTGTGCCAATTGGAGTACCATTCCAAACTTTAGATTTCTTGTTGGAACCTATGACATGTTTTTCTCAAGAATTGACCATTTATATTCTGCTTTGAGGGTCGGCACAGTTGTCACTGCATATGAAGACTGTACCGGGCTTGTATCGTTCACTGCTTTTCTCAAACAGATAAACTTGTCAGCAAGAGATGCAATCCTATACTTTTTCCATAAGAATTTTGAAGAAGAAATCAGGAGAATGTTCCGTCCCAATCAGGAGACTGCTGTTCCCCACTCTTATTTCATCCACTTTAGATCTTTGGGTCTTAGCGGGAAGTCTCCATACTCCTCCAATGCAGTGGGTCATGTGTTCAACTTGATTCACTTTGTGGGATGCTACATGGGGCAAGTAAGGTCTCTAAATGCGACAGTCATTCAGACATGTGCCCCCCACGAAATGTCTGTTTTGGGAGGTTATTTGGGGGAGGAATTCTTTGGAAAAGGTACGTTTGAGAGAAGATTCTTTAGAGATGAAAGAGAGTTGCAGGATCATCTTGAGGCAGAAGAGGCCAAGATAGACATTGCTCTGGCAGATGACGCCACAGTAGACTCCGGAGATGAGGATTTCTACGGCGGAGAGTCGAGGAGCCCAGAGGCAGTCTATAATAGAATCATCATGAACAAGGGGAGACTCAAGAAGTTACACATAAAGAGGTATAGATCTGTGAGCTCTAATCATCAAGCCCGACCCAATACTTTTGCAGAGTTTCTAAATAAGGTTTATTCGGATGACAATTGAGTTAAACTGCAAGTATTGAAATGAAAAAAACATCAACACCCCTCTTCCATCTTCTGTCTCGAAGATGAGCAAGAGTCTTATTCACCCCAGTGATCTCCGGGCAGGCTTAGCTGACATAGAAATGGCAGATGAGACTGTCGATCTGGTTTACAAGAATCTGTCAGAAGGACAAGCTCACTTGCAAGGGGAACCCTTTGATATCAAAGACCTTCCAGAGGGAGTCTCCAAATTACAAATCTCAGATAATGTGAGAAGTGACACCTCACCCAATGAATACTCAGATGAAGACGATGAGGAAGGAGAAGATGAGTACGAAGAAGTCTATGACCCTGTGAGTGCTTTCCAAGATTTTCTAGACGAGACGGGTTCGTACCTCATCTCTAAGCTAAAGAAGGGAGAAAAGATCAAGAAGACTTGGTCTGAGGTCTCTAGAGTGATCTATAGTTACGTCATGAGTAACTTTCCTCCTAGACCGCCTAAACCAACAACAAAAGATATCGCTGTTCAGGCTGATCTCAAGAAACCAAATGAGATTCAGAAGATCTCCGAACATAAATCTAAGTCAGAACCTTCACCCAGAGAACCTGTAGTAGAGATGCATAAGCATGCCACTCTTGAAAATCCTGAGGATGATGAAGGAGCTCTCGAAAGTGAAATAGCTCACCAAGTCGCAGAGAGTTACTCCAAAAAGTATAAGTTCCCATCTAAGTCCTCAGGTATTTTTCTCTGGAATTTTGAACAACTGAAGATGAACTTGGATGATATTGTCCAGGTTGCAAGAGGTGTTCCGGGGATAAGTCAAATTGTTGAGAGGGGTGGTAAGCTCCCTTTGAGATGTATGCTTGGTTATGTTGGATTAGAAACTTCTAAGAGATTCAGGTCTCTGGTCAACCAAGACAAGTTGTGTAAACTGATGCAAGAGGATCTTAATGCCTACTCGGTCTCATCCAACAATTAGAGGAATAGAAAGGATTAATTTGTAACATTGGGAGATCCGCTTGGTTTCAATGGAAGCAAGCAAATTCAAGAATTTCACAACTCACAAGATTGGAGAAGTCTTCCCATAATGAAAAAAACTAACACCCCTCATCATGAATTTCCTAAGGAAAATGATGAAAACATGCCGTGATGACGAGTCTTCCAAGCCTTTGGATCCTTCAGCCCCTCCTGATGACGATGACTTGTGGCTTCCTCCTCCAGAATATGTTCCTCTTCATGAAATCTCCTCTAAAGGGAACACACGCAATTTCTGCATCAGCGGAGAAGTTAAGATATGTAGTCCCAATGGATACTCCTTCAAGATCATCCGTCACATCCTCCGATCTTTTGAGAGCGTTTACTCTGGGAATCGAAGGATGATAGGTTTGGTCAAGGTGGTCATCGGGCTAACCCTGTCTGGGAGTCCAGTCCCCGAGGGCATGAACTGGGTTTATAAACTTAGAAAGACTCTTGTGTTCCAGTGGTCTAATTCCAGCGGGCCCTTGGAAGGGGAAGAGTTAGAGTACTCTCAAGAAATCACATGGGATGATGACTCTGAGTATGTAGGGCTGCAGATCAGAGTCAATGCAAAACAATGCCACATTGCAGGGAGATCCTGGTGTGTGAACATGAACTCCCGTGCCTGCCAATTGTGGTCTGACATGACCTTAAAAACTCAACAATCTGAAGAAGATGAGCACACCTCAGTTCTCATAGAATGAGAATTTATCCTCACAAGCAGATTATCACATCCTGCAACATCTTGAGCAATAGAACAATTTAGTAACGGTGCCCTATCATAGCTGCAGATATAGGAGCCTACGATCAACTTTTTTTCTTGTGACGATGAACTCAACTGTGAAAAAAACTGACTCTCAGAAGCTCCAGCATGAAGGACTTAAGAGACAACATCCCTCATCTCAGAGAAATGGCTTCCTACTTTGCGTTGGTCTTGAACGGGATCTCTATGGTTTTCAGTCAAGGTCTTTTCCCCCTTTACACTATCCCTGACCATCTGGGACCATGGACCCCCATAGATCTAAGTCACCTTCACTGCCCGAACAATCTTTATACTGATGCCTCTTATTGTACAACTGAACAAAGCATAACCTACACAGAGTTGAAGGTCGGATCATCTGTGTCACAAAAAATCCCCGGATTTACATGTACGGGGGTAAGAACTGAATCTGTAACATATACCAACTTTGTTGGCTATGTGACTACCACGTTCAAGAAAAAACACTTTCCTCCTAAATCCAGGGACTGTAGAGAGGCGTATGAGAGGAAGAAAGCAGGAGATCCTAGATATGAAGAGTCTTTAGCCCACCCATATCCTGACAACAGTTGGCTGAGAACAGTGACTACAACAAAGGATTCCTGGGTGATCATCGAGCCCAGTGTAGTGGAGTTAGATATATACACAAGTGCCTTGTATTCACCTCTTTTCAAGGATGGAACATGTTCAAAATCTAGAACATATTCCCCCTACTGTCCAACCAATCATGACTTCACCATTTGGATGCCAGAGAGTGAAAACATAAGATCTGCCTGTAATCTGTTTTCCACAAGTAGAGGGAAACTAGTCAGGAACCGCACATCCACCTGCGGGATTATCGATGAGAGAGGGCTGTTCAGATCAGTTAAAGGAGCATGCAAAATATCAATATGCGGTAGGCAGGGAATCCGTTTAGTGGATGGAACTTGGATGTCTTTTAGATACTCAGAGTACTTACCTGTGTGTTCTCCATCACAGCTGATCAACACGCACGACATCAAGGTCGATGAGCTGGAGAATGCTATAGTTTTAGACTTGATTAGGAGGAGAGAAGAATGTCTTGACACCCTAGAAACAATTTTGATGTCAGGATCTGTGAGTCACAGGAGGCTGAGTCATTTCAGAAAGCTGGTTCCAGGATCTGGGAAGGCTTACTCTTATATAAACGGCACCTTAATGGAATCAGATGCTCACTACATCAAGGTAGAGAATTGGTCAGAGGTCATCCCACACAAAGGATGTCTCATGGTCGGGGGCAAATGCTATGAGCCAGTCAATGATGTGTATTTCAACGGGATCATTCGGGATTCAAATAATCAGATCTTGATACCTGAGATGCAGTCCAGTCTTCTCAGAGAACATGTTGACCTGTTGAAGGCTAATATAGTTCCGTTCAGGCATCCAATGTTACTTAGGTCCTTCACATCTGACACTGAAGAAGATATCGTCGAGTTTGTCAACCCTCATCTCCAAGATACCCAGAAGTTGGTGTCAGATATGGATCTCGGGTTATCAGACTGGAAGAGATATCTACTAATTGGATCTTTGGCCGTAGGAGGAGTGGTAGCAATCTTATTCATCGGAACATGTTGTCTGAGATGTAGAGCAGGGAGAAACAGAAGAACAATCCGATCCAATCATAGGTCATTGTCCCATGACGTGGTGTTCCATAAAGATAAGGATAAAGTGATTACTTCTTGGGAATCTTACAAGGGACAAACTGCCCAATAACAAGGTATTGAATTCTTCAAGGGAGAATCAAGCACCTAGAAGAGTTATAAGCTCTCAAGAGACATGCGTTCTTTTGAGTTGTATATCTTCTTGCAATACAAAATATGGAATGCAGGGTACTCAATCAGATAAATTCAGAATGGTGCTTTGAGAGGAAACAATTATGGTAGCATTACACTGGACACTGGAGAATATCTCCAAAAGCGATTGCTCTCTTTGATAAACATATCCATCTAGGAGGAATTGGTGTTTTCTCCGCTAGTCTATTTCTAGCTGGTTCATGGTACTTTTGATGCTATAACCTCGTATTATAGGACCTCACAGTTCGGTTTACTGGGACTTACAGATAATCATCTCATCTCCTTCTTAAGCATCTGCTGGGATTTTAATGCATGAGGGCAGTGACAGTGTGCAATAATGCGGATACAATACTAACTAACTGGTTTGATAGGACTTGTCTTGTGTGTTTCATTTACCCTAGATGCCCCATCAGTAGAAGCATATATCTTTGTTTAGTATCCCATGCTGTTAAATGTTGGCGCCAAAGATATCAAGGAGAGAGAAAAGCTAACTAGGCACTACAATCGAAGTCGACAACCCCTTTGAACAGGGGACATGAAAGCAGCATGGTTGCCCCTCGAGGGAACTCTCCTCCAATATACAATCTGCAGTCTATACTGTATCTAACAGGTTAATGAAAAAAACATTAATCAGAAACTGAAGCACCCGCCAGATACAGGACCAAATCACAGTTGTCACATCAGGAAATTCACCATACACACAGACGTGCCTATCCAAGGAGATAACACCCCTACTTTCAGATTATTAATTACCAAGTTCTTCTCGTTCTTGCTTATAAACCATGTTGGAGTCTACCGAGGTGTATGATGATCCTCTTGATCCGGTTGAACCCGAACAAGATTGGAGGCCTGAAGCCTCTGCCCCTAACATCTTGAGAAACTCTGACTATAACCTGAATTCACCTCTATTATCTGACCCATCTGAATTGATGATTTCTTGGTTGCAGTCTGGTCAAAAACCGAACAGAATTCCGTTATCCGAGAATATTCGTAGATCCCAGAAAATCTTAAAGTTATCCTTAAAGAAAGTGGACTTAGCAACAGTGCTGACTGGGGGGGATAGTAGCAGGTCTGTCATGGCATTATGGTGCAATAAATCCCACCTGGAATCTACCAGATCGAGGAGATGTTTGAATAATTTATCTCAATTCTACAACAAGTCTTCTCCAATAGAAGCAATACTCAAATACTCTCTAGAGATCAGGGGGCTGCAGAATCCTAGGGATGGTATTTTAACCAGTTTGGAGAAAGTTAATTATGACAGCTCCTTCGGGCGCTATATGGGAAACGTGTACGCTTCTTATTTGTTATTTCATGTGGTGATACTGTACATGAATGCCTTAGACTGGGATGAAGAAAAAACAATCATATCATTGTGGAGGGACATTATCCATTACGAGACCAAAGAAGACCGTTTGACCATCAAGGATCAGATTTGGGGCTCCTTGTTAGTCACTAAGGAGTTTGTATATTCTAGTTCGACCAGTGCATTGTTTGATAAAAACTATGTGCTAATGCTAAAAGACCTCTTCTTGTCTCGTTTCAATTCACTCATGATCTTGATATCCCCCCCAGAGTCAAAATATTCAGACACCCTAATAGAAACTTTGTGCTCTTTGTATGTTGCGGGAGATCAAGTCGTTGCACAATGTGGAAATTCAGGATATGATGTAATCAAGATGTTAGAGCCTTGTGTGGTGCATGAGCTGGTAGAAAGGGCAGAAAAATATAGACCACTGATAACCTCATTGGGAGACTTTCCTGAATTCATAAGAGAGAAGAAGGCCCAACTGATAGGAATTTTTGGCCCTCCTGCTTCAAGATTTTTCTCAGTTATAGACAGGCTAGATAACATTCATGATCTAGTCTTCGTCTATGGTTGTTATCGCCATTGGGGGCATCCTTACATAGATTATCGGAAAGGGTTATCTAAGTTGTATGATCAAGTCCATATGAAAAAGTTCATAGATGAGGGTTATCAGAAAAGCCTAGCTAGTGACTTAGCCAAAAGAATACTCAGATGGGGCTTTGACAAGTATTCTAAGTGGTATTTGGACCCTGCGAGGATGAGGAGAGATCACCCTCTCCGACAGTATGTCTCCACTCAAACCTGGCCCCCGAAACATATAGTAGATCTAGTAGGTGACACCTGGCATGAACTTCCAATCACCCAAATATTCGAAATACCTGAGTCTATGGATCCTTCGGAGATATTGGATGATAAATCTCACTCCCTCACAAGATCAAAGTTAGCGGGGTGGCTTGCTGAAAACCGGGGGGGTCCGGTTCCAAGTGAGAAAGTAATCATCACAGCCCTTTCGAAATCTCCTGTCAATCCAAGGGAGTTTCTCAGATCGGTTGATGCCCACGGTTTAGATGAGGAGGACCTTATCATTGGTCTAAAACCCAAAGAAAGAGAACTGAAAATTGAAGGTAGATTCTTCGCTCTCATGTCTTGGAACCTGAGACTCTATTTCGTAATCACCGAGAAATTATTAGCAAACCATATTCTGCCCCTCTTCGATGCACTAACCATGACTGACAATTTAAACAAGGTGTTCAAGAAATTAATAGACAGAGTAACCGGTCAGGGTCTCATGGACTACTCCAGAGTGACTTATGCTTTTCACTTGGATTATGAGAAGTGGAACAACCACCAAAGGATGGAATCTACGAAAGATGTGTTTTCTGTTCTGGACAAGGTCTTTGGGTTGGAAAGGGTATTTTCCAGGACACATGAATTTTTTCAAAAATCCTGGATTTACTACTCAGAAAGGTCAGATCTCATTGGAATAGCTGGAGGAAACATTTACTGCCTAGATATGACTGGAGGCCCTACATGCTGGAATGGACAGGACGGTGGGTTGGAAGGTCTGAGACAGAAGGGGTGGAGTATGATCAGTCTGCTTATGATCGACCGAGAATCTCAAATTAGGAACACCCGAACTAAAATTCTAGCTCAGGGAGACAATCAGGTTCTTTGTCCCACCTACATGGTGTCTTCTGGATTATCCCAAGATGGATTGAAGTATGAGTTAGAGAACATCTCTAAGAATGCCATGTCTATCTATAGGGCAATTGAGGAAGGGGCAGGGAGACTCGGGTTAATCATCAAAAAAGAGGAAACTATGTGTAGTTATGACTTCTTGATTTACGGTAAAACGCCATTATTTAGGGGAAACATTCTTGTGCCAGAATCTAAAAGATGGGCGAGAGTGTCATGTATATCAAATGACCAAATTGTAAATCTAGCTAACATTATGTCCACTGTCTCTACAAATGCTTTAACTGTTGCTCAACACTCTCAATCTCTAATCAAACCAATGAGGGACTTCTTACTGATGTCTGTCCAAGCAATCTATCATTATCTTTTATTCAGTCCCATTTTGAAGGACAGAGTTTACAAGATTCTGAATGCGCAAGGAGAGGATTTCTTGATGTCCATGGCCAGAATAATTTATCTAGACCCATCTCTGGGGGGAGTATCAGGGATGTCACTAGGTAGATTCCACATTCGACAGTTCTCTGACCCTGTGACAGAGGGATTATCTTTCTGGAAAGAAATCTGGGAAGTGTCTTCTGAAGGGTGGATCCATTCTCTCTGTCAAGAAGCTGGAAACCCAGATCTGGGAGATAGGAGTCTAGAAAGCTTCACCAGGTTAATCGAGGATCCTACCACTCTGAACATAAGGGGGGGAGCCAGCCCTACCATCTTGCTGAAAGAGGCAATCCGAAAAGCCTTGTATGATGAGGTGGACAGAGTAGAGAACTCAGAGTTTCGAGAGGCCATATTATTATCCAAGACTCACCGAGATAACTTCATCCTCTTCCTCAAGTCAATAGAGCCTTTATTCCCAAGGTTTCTAAGCGAGCTGTTCAGTTCTTCCTTTTTGGGAATTCCAGAATCGATAATAGGGTTGATTCAAAACTCTCGTACTATAAGGAGACAGTTTAGAAGAAGTCTGTCTCAATCTTTAGAGGAGTCATTTTTCAAGTCAGAGCTACACGGGTTGACAAGATTGACTCAAGTGCCTCAGAGGGTTGGAAGAGTATGGCGCTGTTCGGCGGAGAGAGCCGATCAGTTGAGGGAAATATCTTGGGGAAAGAAGGTTGTTGGTACTACTGTGCCTCACCCATCTGAAATGTTGAACCTAGTACCTAAGTCATCAGTCTCTTGTAATTGTGGCAGAATAAACCCTGAAAGTCCGAGGATATCTGTATCTGTCTTGCCTTCATTTGATAACTCATTTTTATCCAGAGGACCCTTGAAAGGTTACTTGGGGTCTTCTACATCAGTGACTACCCAGTTGTTCCATGCTTGGGAAAAAGTCACCAATATTCACGTGGTTAGAAGGGCCCTGTCTTTGAAGGAATCTATCAACTGGTTCATAGATCGAGATTCCAATCTGGCCAAGACGATTATTAGAAATATACTTTCTTTAACTGGCCCAGATTTCGTGATAGAGGAGACTCCACTCTTTAAAAGAACTGGTTCTGCTTTACACAGATTCAAATCTGCTAGATATAGCGAAGGAGGGTACTCCTCAGTTTGCCCAAACTTACTGTCTCATATCTCTGTGAGTACTGACACAATGTCTGACTTAACACAGGACGGATCAAACTTCGATTTTATGTTTCAGCCTTTGATGTTATACTCCCAGACCTGGACGTCCGAAATAGTTCAAAGGGATCTCAGACTGAGAGACACAACCTATCATTGGCATCTCAGGTGTCAGAGGTGTATAAGACCTATAGAGGATATCACTTTAGACTCTCCATGCTGCTTTGTTTTTCCTGATATCTCCAACCGCATTTCTCGTATGGTCTCTGGAGCCGTTCCTGAAGTAAGAAAACTACCAGAGGTTGCTCTCAAGGCGGGCGACTTCTCCACTATCTCACCTAGAGAGAGGTCTTATCATATAGGGACTGCACAGGGTTTACTATATTCAATATTGGTGGCAATCCACGATCCTGGATATAATGATCACGCCTTATTTCCTGTTAACATCTATAGTAGAATGTCTCCTCAACATTACTTGAGGGGGCTTTCCAGAGGAGTTTTAATAGGATCTTCCATCTGTTTTTTAACTAGAATGACAAACATCAATATAAACAGGCCTCTAGAACTTATTTCTGGAGTCATTTCATATATTCTACTCAAGTTGGACACTCACCCCTCTCTTTATGTTATGCTAAAGGAACCAGGGATGAGGTCAGAAATCTTTTCGATACCTCAAAAGATCCCTGCTGCCTATCCCACCACCATGAAGGAAGGGAATAGAGCCATTCTCAGTTATTTACAATACATTCTGAGGTATCAGAAGGAGGAGATAACCCGTTCAGAGAGTAGCGATCTGTTGTGGATGTTTTCTGACTTTAGGAGCATGAAGATGACTTATCTCACCTTGCTGACGTTTCAAACCCATATTCTTCTGCAGAAAATTGGGAAGAGTCTTTCTAAACAAATGAGGAGTGACTTAAGACACTTAAATACTTTGATGCGTAGAGTTTTGGGAGGCCAAGGAGAAGGTGATCTAGATTCTCAAGAGGACGTTGGCAGACTTCTGAATGATTCGGTCAGACGGACAAGGTGGGTAGATCAGGAAGTAAGACATGCAGCCAAAAGTTTATGCAAAGAACCCAAAGAACCTCTTAAGACCTCTAGACGACTCTGTCAGGTGGAATGGTCTTGCTCTCTTCAACAAGTAGCTATCTCCACATCTTCCAATCCATCGGCTTACACCGACATGGACTTAAGAATGATATCACGGCAAATTCAGAACCCGCTAATATCTGGCCTGAGGATAGTTCAGTGGGCGACGGGAGCCCATTACAAGATTAAACCTCTCCTCCAAAAGCTGGATCAATGTCCTCAGATGTGTCTAGTAGTGGGGGATGGTTCAGGAGGTATTTCAAGAGCTGTTTTGAGGGTTTTTCCAGATGCCAAATTGTTATTCAATAGTTTGCTAGAGGTCAATGACCTGATGGCTGCCGGCACTCACCCTCTTCCCCCTTCGGCACTGATGCATGGAGGAGATGAATTGACCAACCGGGTTATAGATTTTGAGGCCATCTGGGAGAAACCATCGGATCTCCGGAATGTGTCAACGTGGAAATACTTTCAATCTGTCCAGGAGAGATCCAAGATGTCGTTCGATCTGGTCATATGTGATGCAGAAGTCACTGATGTAACATCCATAAACAAAATATCTCTCTTGATGTCTGACTTCATTATGGCCATCAAGTCCCCAGTCACATTGATATTTAAGACCTATGGCACAATGTTGATCAACCCAGATTATAAGGCATTGAGGAACCTGTCTAGGGCATTCCCAGAGGTAACAGGGTATATAACTCAACTGACATCTTCTTTCTCCTCGGAAATTTATCTTATGTTCAAGAAACATGGGAGGTTCTTTAAAGAAGCAGAATCACTCACAGCTTCAACTGTTCATGAAATGAGCTTAGTTCTTTTTAACTGTAGAACTCCTAAGAGTGAGATGTTAAGGGCGAGGTCTTTGAACTACTCAGATCTGATTCGAGGTTTTCCTGAAGAAATTATATCAAATCCGTATAACGAAATGATTATAACTTTGATAGACAGTGAAATGGAGTCATTTCTTGTTCACAAACTTGTGGATGACTTAGAACTAGCCAGAGGATCACTCTCGAAATTGTCGAAGATACTTGTGATCATTATCCTTTATTCAAACAGGGTATTCAATGTGTCTAAACCAATGAGAGATTCCTCTTTCTGTCCTCCATCAGATCCCAAACTTCTTAGGCATTATAACATATGTTCAAGTACCCTTCTTTTTTTGGCCACTGTTCTAGGTGACACAAACAGTTTTACAAAACTGCACGAAATGTACAATCAGCCAGTCACATATTACTTCAAGAAGAGAACAATTCGAGAAAAGATCTACTTGATGTGGAGTTGGTCTGGAAAAAGCCCTGTCTTCAAGAGGGTCTCTTGCAACCATGCCATAAGTTTGTCTGCTCACTGGATCAGGTTATTGTACAAAATTATCAGAACAACGCGGGTTGGTGAATCGGGAGACATAATATCTAGAGCGGTAAAAAGTTGTCTCAAAGGTTATAATCGATGGATTTTGATGCGAGATATTAGATCAAGAACTTCACTCCTAGAATACAGTTGTTTGTGATTGGTTTAAAGATATGTCGTTCTTCAACTGTGTGAGCGCTCCATATCAGTCATGATTAATGAAAAAAACAAGTCATAGGCTTTTTCGCCTTCTTTTCATGCTTATTCGGTTTTTTTGTTAAGCGT